CAATGTATTTAACAGCAATGTTCTGACCCACCGTATGTTACGTCGGAGTGTCCCTTTTTCTGGTGGCAAGAAGGTTTTACAACCTATTGAATATGCTAAATCCAGTCAAAAAGGTTGGTACTCTGGTGCAGGCCAGTTAACTGTTGGTGATACCGACATTCTTGCTGATGCCGCATACGATTGGGTACAGGCTTATGCTACAATCCGTATTACTGGGAAAGAAGAACTCCTCAATGCTGGCCCTGAGCGTGTAATTGATATGCTTGAAGCAAAAATCAAGAACGCTGAGAAGTCCATTAAGGAAATGTTCGGTACTCAGTTATACTCAGACAATGACGGTTCCACTGTTACCACTTCCGGGGCATCAACCTCCGGTTTTATTGGTTTACAGCACGTTGTTAAGGTTGACCGCACACTTGGTGGTATTAATAGTACCACTTCTGGTAATGAGTTCTGGGATGGTGGAAGTATTACAGACGCAGGTACATCAGTTACCTTCTCAAACTTAACCGACAGCGCAAATGCAGCCTACATCCAAACCCTGTTACGGGAACAGTTTGGTGCGCTGACGATTGATGCTGATAGGCCCACACTCATTGTGGTATCTCAGGTGGTATTCGACGCATACGAACAAACACTAACCGACCAGAAGCGTTTTGGTGCTTCTGACAAAGCACTTGCTGACGCAGGTTTCTCCAACTTGTTGTACCGTGGTACACCTGTTGTGGTTGACCAGCAGTTAGAATCTGCTTTCGCAGGTGGTGCGTTCATGCTGAACGAAAACTACATTGGCTTTAGAAACCACGCTAAACGAAACTTCGCTTTTGAAGATTTCGTGAAGCCGGTTGACTATGACTATGCAGTGGGTAAAATCCTGTGGATGGGAGCCATGACTTGTTCTGCTCCTCGTATGCAGGGTAAAATCTACGATTTGCCAACAGCATACTAATCTTGAACATGGGGCTGCCTAACGGCGGCCCCGCTCTTAACTAAGGAGAAAAAATATGACTGGTGATGTAATGGTAGATATGCTTGGATTACGGCTGGAAGACCCGGCAGAATCCTCGTTTACCTCCGATGCCAAAGTTAAGGCAGTAAATCTTGCAGAGAAAACTGTCGTCAACCTAATTAATAATGCCTATTTAACCGAATTGCAGTTTATTGATGCAGCGGTAGTACCTGCAACCGGTGTAGTCGAGCTTGATGGTACGGGTGATAATAGCACCACCGCAAAACCGGTGAGAAACAGTATTATCTCAGTTTATGATAATACAAACTCCCGCTATGCAACTATGATTGAAGCTCATGATGCACCACGCACAAAGAACACACTCCTATCCTCCGCATCAAACACGATTGCTTATGTGTTTCAGAATAAATTATATATTATTCCAAGCAGTGTAGCAAGTGTAGATATTTGGTACCTAAAAGAGCCGTTGGGGATTACGGATGGTTCCGGTAGTGAGTCTGTGTTAAATGAAGCACTACACGAAGTTGTACTTGATTTCGCCGAATCTCAGTTATGGAGAATGGATAATCAGGGTGACAGAGCCGCGGCAGCTTATCAAGCCGCAACCAACCAAATTAACGCCCTGAATGCGAGATATGAAGGTGAAGCACCTGAAGGTATTGGCACGAAAGGCCGCCGTTAATGTTATGGGGACAGTTATTAGATAGAGTGTTAGTAGGATTCCCGCCAGAAGAAGCGGGAGTCCTCACTAATGCTGCCAAGCAGTACCTTATTGACGCGCAGGAGGATTTCGCGCTTCATACTGAGTGTCTCGAGAAAGAGTACGCGCAATCATTAAGCGCAAATACTAAGAGTGTAACACTTCCCACAGACCTTATCTCACTTGGTAGGGTGGAATGGCGGGGGAACGTCCTTGAACCTACGAGCGAGTTTAGCCGATATTCATTTAAGAATACGGATGATAGTTGGATTTATGCCACGCCGGATAGTTATTTCATAAAGGGGGACTCGCTCTTTCTTACTCCCGGCGCATCCCAATCGGGTAAACTGACCATGTGGTACAGTTATCGCCCTGTTGTGGACGACCCTGCTACAATGGCAGCAGTGGATTTCGACTGGAGTTCTATTCAGGACGACGAACCTTCCATCCCAAAGACATACCATCAATACTTGGCAGATTTTGCTCGCTCTCAGATATACTGGGACAAGGGCGATGATACTTCTGCGAGTCGGTATCTTGCGCGGTATCTTGCTAATAGAGATGTTATAGCTGGTAAACACGCAAATCGGTTCACAACAGGCCCAACGACTGTTCTGGATGTAATGCACTAATGCCTACGATTAAAATAAAGAAGTTTGGTGGACTGATTACCAATGCTGACGCGGGGGATATTAGTCCTGAGAATGCCTCTGACGACAAGAACTTTGATATTGATGTTCACGGTAAATTAAAGAAGCGTCAGGGCAGGAAGGCCCTTGCGGATAGCCCGGTATCTGACGATAATTTTAGTGGTGTAACCTACTGGAAAAATCCGAAGGATAGTGCGAATCCCAAGTGGCTTATACATGGGAATCAAGGGGCTAAAAAACGGGCGTATAGTACAAGTAACTGGACTGAAGATACCTCGGTTCAGTTTACATCCAATCATTTCGGCGGCTTTATTAATATGCACGATAAGGTGAGAATGCCGAATGGACATGATTATAGTGCATCTGTATTGCAATATATTGACCGGGAGTTTTTTATTGGACAGTGGACGCCAACAGCAGACTTAGACCATGATAGTTGTAAGGTGGAATACCCAACCACTTGGAGTTATCAGACTATTGTAGAGGATGGCACTGGGAATAATGCGACGGGTCATTATTACTATAAGTTTGTTCCAATCTTTGATGGGAACCAAGAGGGCGCGTTTGAGGATGAGTATTCGTACCTCAACTTAACCAATACGGATAAGACACTCCGTATTCCAATTAAATTTAGCACATCAGATTTCAATAAACGCATCACTGCGGTAAAGGTGTATCGGAGTTTCAACACATCAAATATTGAACCTGTTTATTATCATATAGCCACAATTCCAACTGCGAGTAAGTCCAACTCTACGGATGCAAAATCATATTCTGGGATTGCTCATGGAAGCACATTCCACGACCCCAATGCCACAGTTGTATCTGCGTGGGTTGGTAAGTGGGTTACTGTTGGGAATGTTTATTATAAAATTGCAGCCGTTGATACCACAAATAAGTCATTGACCGTATCTGCAAAATGGAACGGTAGTGGCTCTTTTGATGGATTTGAGTCGTCATTGTGGGGTGGTAATTGGGATATTTATAGTGATGATGGTACTGGTAATGCCCCAGTTGACCCAGTAAGTAATACCGCCTATGCCAGTGGTCAGTCTGGATATGCAGGCCCAGATGTTGCATATAAATCTGACTGGGATTGGAAAGAAGGTTCGCTTGATGATTGGGTGGTATCAATCGGCAGTGTTTACTCGTCATTGAAAAACTATACTGGGAAGGTGATTCAGACTAAAACAAACTTTTCAAGTTATAGTACAAGCACATCCATAACATTTGGAAGAAAATTTATTTATATAGTCAGCGGTACGGATGTAACACTGCATTTCTTTGATAAGGGATATACAGATGGTTCCAGCCATCCACTCGAAGGAAAAACAAAAATTGATGTGAATTATAAGTATGGGGTACACATGAACGGACGGATGTTTGCCGGGAATGTGAAACTTGCAGATGATGATGAAGTCCACGAAGATTGGATAATATATAGTGAATTTCAACAACCCGACGTTCTACCTATCGCAAATTATATTCAAATCCAAGATTCAGACGGCGGTTCAATTAAAGGGTTGATTCAGAATGGGAATAACCTTGTTGTATTTATGGACAATGGAATATTCAACCTAAGTGTCCCTTCAGCAAACCCCTCTCAGTGGAGTCTTATAGAGGCCATTGAAGATGTTGGCTGTAGAAGTCCGCACAGTATAATTAAGGTGGGGAGTACCGTGTTTTTCGGTGGGGATGATGATATGTACGCCCTCGGTGCAGATTTTTCTCTTACACCGATAACCGGCCCCATCCGGGACAAGTATCAGGATGAAATGCCCCACAGTGAGTCTCGT